CAAGACCAGCAATGGCATAGTTGAGATCACCACGATAAGAAGTGTTTGGATTTGCTGCGAGAATCTGAGAAAGTGAAGCCCGCAAATTGGTGATACGCTCTAACTCTCTACTTATATTATTATAATAACTGAGTTCTGTCTTCTGCAATGATATAACACGACTTGCATCCTCACTACTCAGGTATTGGGTAGCGGTAAGTCCTGAGATTGGATGAACACCACCGTTACGTTCTATCAGTTTAAGATTCTCACGCACGTCAATGAGAGCGGTTTTGTATCGCTCCAAAGCGGCTACATTGAAACCTTTATCGCCAAAAGTTTCTATGATACGCTGTGAACGTACCAAGTCATTATTCAGACGTTCAGTTTCATGCTGTGCCACCTTGACACTGCGAGACATTGCATCTGGCGTAATAGTGGCATTTGACATACCAACATTTATCATGCCCATAGTTTGACGGACATTGCGGATAACCTCACCCAAGCCAGTCATAAAGTTTCGCATACCCTCGTCTTGACCAATGGTGACATGGAACTTCTTGAAAGCGGCATCAAGAGTGTCAACGGCTTCAGCGCATTTGGTGATACGAGTGGAGAAAGCAGTGAAGTTGTCGTGCTGGATGGCTTCTTTGATAGATACAAGGTCTTTGGCTAAGTTTCCAAGACTTGTTCTGATAGCATCCTGCGCCTCCTTCTGCAAATTCTTTGTAGCCTCGTTAATGGCACTACCGACATTCTTCCCAATGTCCTGCACTTGCTGATGCTGTAATGCTGACAAAAGTTGCTGCAAGTCACTAAGACCCTCAACTTTTACAGTGATGGTCTTGTCTTTGAGTCTGTCAAAAGCACTCTCAATATCGTCTAACTTCTTCGTCGCCTCGTCTTGGATAGCAACTTTGAAAGCCAATGGATTTAAATCACTCATATCTATTCTATGTCTAAGTTTGTTTAGTGTTGTCTGTTACGGGAACTTTCTCGCCAGTAAGCAAAAACTTATCGAGTCGGATTCCTCGTTTTTCTCTCGCTGCCTTACGCTTCTTCCAGTCCTCAACGGTCTTTTCAAGTTTCTTCGCATTGGGCTTGTAACCTTTCTGACCTGGTTTTAGACCATTATTGGAATCGCGCATCTTGTAAACAGTAATGGGTTGGTCAATATCTATCAACTGAATCTGAGCCGCTGTGTGACCCCAATACCATTCATACATCTGGACTCTAACCAAACCGAAAAAGAAATATCGTGGCATTACGAGCCACTGTCTTTGTTTTCGGTCGGAGAAGGCTGAACCATATTTGGTGCGTGAAGGATAGTTTCGACTTCCTTCGCTCTCATCCTCATCAGCGTATCCTTTGCCTCTGTCAGTGACATGATAGTCGCGTAGAACTGATTCAGCGGAACTTTTTTTTTGCCAACTTCAAGAATCTCATGCAGTTGGATATTGTCGTACTGCCGCACGTAATAGAACCAACGCCAGAGATACCAGTACCGAAACTTTAACTTCCAGTACCCGTCTAAGATGATAATAGCAGAGGCTTTGCAAGCCAACTTCGTATCTTCAAGTATGGCATCCATCACCTCACTACCAGTAGTCTTGTTTTCGTCGATAGTTTTCTTATGCAGAAGCAAGCGGGAAAGTTTCTCCAGTTGACCATTCTTCAACCAACGTACCTTGTATTTCTTCTTGGTACGGAGTATTCCTACTTCATCAGCATCGTTACTAATCATCGACAGATATAGTTGCTGCGCGTCGTATGACGGCTGTTCAACTCTCTCTTCTTCGTTCTCTTTCATAAACTTCATATTTAAAAATTTAGGGCAGTGGCAGCACCAACACTACCACTGCCCCTAATGCTATGAGTATGCGTTTGCCTTAGACTGGCTTAAACGGCAGACAGGTTAGCGATACCAAAGGCATCGGTAGCAGCACCGTTGGCAATGTTACCAGTCAGAACAACACACAGAGGCTTGTTAGAGCCGTCGAAGATGATCTGAGCCATGAACTTCGCCTTCTTGATGAAGAGAAGTTTATCCTCAGTGTCGTTCAGGATCAGAAGACCGAGATAGACAGCCTTTGCAGCCAGAGGATAGGACTTACCAGTACCGTTGAAGCCCGGAATCTTCGGACTTGCATCAGTACCCTCGAAGCCACACAGAGTCAGAATGTCGGTTTCGTGGCAAGGAACTTCAAGAGTAATCTCACCATCGCCAGGAGTGAAGGTGTTCACCCAATCGGCGTTCATACCCTTAACCTTGAAATGCTCAATGCTGGGCTGACCAGTGTCAAAGTTGAAACCCGAATCGTCAGAAACGGGGAACTCTACACCATTGGAACTTGAGCAGTCGAGTCCGTCAGGAAGACCACCATTGATAGCAAAGACAGAACTAATGCCACTGAAGACATCATCCTGCATCGTGATTTTCTTTGTAAATGCCATAGTCGTAAAGTATTTAGTTTGTGAATATTTCCTTTATTACTTCCTCGAATTGAACTTAGTTCGCAACTTGAAAGTGATTTGAGTGACTTGATAGCCTGTCTCGTCGAATCCCTGCATCAACACACGCGGATTGGTGGCGACAATAGTTTTACCGTTAATCGGGAAAAGGTCTAAGACTTTCTGGGTCAATTCGCTCTGAGCATTGATGTTCAGTGTGCGATCAGTCTTCGCCTTGCAGAAGACAGAGAAGACAACCCAACAATCTACCGACATATCGTAACTGCCCTTGATACGGCTACGGATTTCCGTAGGTATGTCTATTACGATAAAGTTTGCGATGTCCTGACCAACGGGTTCGGGGCGACCGAAAAAAGTTTTGCTTCCGATGCCTTTGACCGCCTTTGACAGATCATCGTAAATGAGGTAGAGTATAGACTTCTTAACTGCCATAACTGCTATTTCCTTGGTAACTGCAAATAAGTTGTTCCAACACTTTCCGCAAATGCGTAGGCTTGCATAATACCAGTAGTGCCTCGCTGCATCTGTACCCATTGACCGTACTCGACGGGATAGGCGACAACAATGTCAAACAGGTTCTTACCTTGCGGTACGTAGTTTTGAAAGAAGTTTCGTGCATCGTCTTCACCCCAACCACCATTAGTCTGAACTGTTGGCAGGTAACGACTGTTTTCACCGTCGTAGTCTGGGTTAAACTTATAATGCTTACGCGACCTCTGACGCATCTTTACCTGAATGGCTTTCGGCACATACTGTGCTGCGTAGTAAGCATTGATAGGCTCTTTATTCCTGTAAAGGCAAACAACAATAGAGTTCAACAAGTTTCCTGTAAAGTTGTGTGCGCCCTCTGCGTTTTGACGCGCTTTTATCGCTTCCTGACACAAGTCGGTACAGAACTTTCGGCAACGCTTCTCGACTTCATCAAAGATAGCCTGCTTATAGTTTGCAATGGCATTGTGAACAATCTGACGATTAGTTACGGGCATACTTCCAGAGAATATGAGTTCCTAAATTGCTTGGGCGTTTGTCAACTACAATTCCGTATTCTTTGTACCCGAATCGCTGTAACTCGATTCTGTCACCCTCAAGAGGAATAGTTTCATCCGTCCATTCGTCCTGTTTCAAAGGCAATGCGAGTGTTCTGTACGATACGTTAAAGTCTCCATTGTCCGACGTGACGGCTTTGTTATCACTCCTACAAACTCCCTCGTAGATAACAGTTCCACCCTGCGACTGATAAGTCTCTTCCGAGTCTTGTTCGGTCTCAACTGGCTCTTCTGTTTCATCACGCATAGGATCATCATCGTCAAACTTTTCATCTGCCATCGGCTCAGAATTTTTGAAACGGATAATCTTACACGTATGAGGAAAACGAGGGTTCTTGATTCGTGCCATAACTATTTCGGGTATCTGCGGATTTTACGGAAACCACTGCCCTTGAAGCCCCATTGGTTGCTTCCGAGCAATGGCAAACCATATTTCTTGTAGATAACATTCGCCATACGCATATAGCGATTCAAAGAGGTAGCCGACATCTGTTCACCACCTTCGGAATGAGACCAGTCACCGTCTTCATCGGAAACTTTTGAAGACTGAGTAGGACTCGTACAAATCCAAGCATATAGACCAGCCAAAGCCAAATCTTTCTGCTTCTGACTCAAACGGGCATACTCTGCGCCATCATCAATCTCCAACTCCGCGAGAATGCTCTGAAGGGCATCGTCCGTAACCTCAATGTTACGGACTTTGCCTCTCAGATAGGTCTCTATCGTGTAGTTACAAGCTGTTGGCATAGTATCAATTCACTAAGAGATTAAGGCTCGTACTCTTTCCAAACCGTTGCAATAGCGTAGTCGTGTACGTTGTTGAAAACGGGGCCAGCGTAGAGTTCGCAATCAATGACATTCAGGATGGGGTCTTCCTGCCATGAGTTACGCACGGCAATACGACCTTCAACGAATGAGTAGCGGGTCGAGGGATCGAGACCGCCCATCTTCACACGGTCAATGAGGATGCTGTTCATGCACTTCATTTCGAAGGGTCGATATGCGCGACTTGCAGCAACCATGTTGTGAATGTCGAATGCGGGATCGTCGGCAACGGGCTTGCCATCTTCCTCGTGACGTGACTTGAAGTCAATCTCCTGGAATGGCCATACCTTCATGTCGTTGTGCATCCAGTTCAGAACGTCAGTGCGAACGACTTTCACGTTTTCGGGATGGAAGTAGTTCTTGCTGGCTTTGTAAGCTGTCAGCACAGAGGGGTGAAGAACGATCTTATCCAGAAGGTCTTTCGACAACTTCCAGTGGTCAACACCCAGCGAGAGAGTATCAGTAAGATACTTCTGGAAAGTCAGGATGTCCTCAATGACATCGGCTGCGGGGTTGGCAACCAACTTGGGAGTACCAGAAGTGGTGTCCCAGATGTACCAATCCTTACCAGTGTCAGGAGAAAGGAAGTTCTCGTCGGGAATCTGGAACTTGAAGTCGTAACGAGCACCGTCAACGGCAACATCGTGAATCTCACCAGTTGACA